GGGCACTGGTCGCCCTTCGCCCATGTGTCTCAGCAATTAAAAATTGACGCACCTATATTCATAGCAAGGCAGTTACAAAAACATCAGGTAGGGTTAGCTTGGAACGAAGTCAGTCGTAGGTATGTAAGCACCCCGCCTGAGTTTTATACGATTGATGTATGGAGAAAACAATCGAAAGATAAAAAGCAAGGAAGTTCATCTGAACCTATTGCATCTCAAAGTATTGCTCATGCCATAAAGAAAGAGGCTGAAATTGCATGTGTTAATGCGTACAACGCGCTACTAAGAAAGGATGTGTGCTTAGAACAAGCACGTACAGTACTACCCCTATCTCTGATGACAAGTTGGTATTGGTCTGGTAGCTTGGCGGCGTTCAGTCGTGTGTGTAATTTGAGATTGAAACCAGATACACAGTATGAGACACGCGAAGTAGCAAAGAGTATTAGTAATCACTGTGCTACTATGTTCCCTATCAGTTGGAAAACTCTTATAGAAGGATAGATAATTATGGCAGACAAGATCAAAGCAGCAAGGGCACGAGCGCAAGCAGGTGGACCCAATAAGAAAAAGAAAGAGGATCGTGCCTCTTGGTTTGAGAACCATGTCATCGTTATGGGTGGTGATAAGGAACAAGAAGATAAGATTAAGCAAGCCTTGAAGGCTCGCATGGCAGCAGGACATAGTGGAGGTTAAGCATGTCAGATCAGAAGTACTTTCTAATTACTAAAGAGAACGCCGAGGTCATACTGAATAAGGTGAGGCGTCTATCATGGGATGATGCCAATGAAGTTATGGCTATTATCAAGGACTTAAAGGCCGTCAGTGTTAAAGAAGAGGAAGAAGACCTACCGTTTATAAATAAGTTCAGTGGTACTGGTGACAGAAACGAAGCGCCTAAAGAAGAGCGTGACCCTCTTGCAGATGCACTGCGTTCTGGTGACGTAATCTGGGGCGGCGACGGCACTCCTACTTACTGATGGCACCTAAAGGATTTGATCACGCTAGAACAGCAGCCTTATGTGCTACTGGTGTAGGTCGTGGTAAGTTTAGGTTAGGTGCAGTGGTGATGCGAGATACTCATGTGATCTCGGCTGGCTTTAATAGTTACAAGACACACACTAAGCTGGCTAGGGTTACAGAGTATCCGTGTCTTCACGCTGAGACACACGCTATGTTTAGAGCAGGGCTGGATAACATTGAGGGGCTGACTATGTATGTTATTCGTTTGGGTAAAGATGGCTCGACAAGGCTAGCTAAACCATGTATGGTATGTCAGCACTACATACACCTGTCTGCATTAGGCAATGTATATTATACAATAGACCAAGAGGAGTACGGCACACTATGAAAGCTCAAGAACAAGACCTCGTTGAATTACTTAGAACAATGCGCCCAACACTAGCGCCTTATTGGACTGGTCTTTTAAACGATGCTGCTGATGAGATCGTTAGACTTAGAAATAAAATACAGGAGTTAGAGGAGTACAGCTATGTCGTCAGCCAGCTACCCTGATAATGTACATCAGCCTGTGCATTACAACACAGGAAAGATAGAGTGCATTGATGCTATCGAAGAGTCTATGAGTACAGAAGAATTTTGTGGGTACCTGAAAGGTAACGCAGAGAAATACTTATGGCGCTATCGCTACAAGGGTAAGCCTATAGAAGACTTAGAGAAGTGTAGGTGGTATCTTGAGCGATTGATTGAGGTGTGCAAGCATGATCAAAGTACTAAGTGATGTTGTAGATAAGTTTGTTAGTCTGCCACAGTTTACTATAGCTATCCGCCGAGACGCTACTCGCAATCAGTATGCGTACCTACTGCGTAAGCTGTGTGACCTAACCTATAATGACAAGCTAGTAGGTACTATACCTATTGATAAACTTAGACCAGCCACATGCCAAGACTTATACTATCTAATGATCGAGCAGTCACGGGGTGAGGGAGTACGACTTGCTAACTACACAGTACAGGTAGCAGTGCGAGCATGGAACGTGTTAATTAAACACGACCTGTTAGACAGGAACCCTTGGTCACTAGTAGAGAGGATGCAAGCAGCACCTAGACATACTGTCTGGACTAACGCTAACTTTGAAAGCATACTCAAGACAGCCTTTGCTGAGAAGCGATGGCGAAACATTGGCTTACTCATTCGTATCAATGCGGAGTTAGGTCAACGCGCTGGAGATATGAGGCTAGTACAATGGGACAACTTTGATTTAGAGCAGCAGCTATATGTTCGTGAGTCTATTGAAAAAACTAGAGAACATATCCCCGGCATACCTATCTCGGATAACCTTAAGCGAATGATCATTGATCAAAAGGAGTACTATGCATTTCAACCTTGGGTTGTACCCAATCCTAACACTATGGAACCATACACTGAAAGCGGATTACGCCATACTTTCAGGAGGTTAGCTAGGTCTGCTAACATACCAGATAAGCTACAGTTCAGGGACATACGTCGTACAGTGCTGACTGACTTAGCTAATCATGGTGCTACTGATAATGAGATGATGTCCTTCAGTGGTCACAAGAGCCGTGCTAGTCTTACACCATACACTAGGATCAGTGTTGATCAGGCTAGGAACGCAGCAACTAAAAGGAACTTTCAACTTAATGAATGAGGTGTGAAGTGAAAAAGAAAACACCAACGCACGACCTTAGTTGGTTCATCAAGTGGATGGCTACGTTTACAATTATTGTTGGGGCAGTGTTTAACTCATATGATATTGAACCCTACAATCTTTTTATTATGGCAGCGGGTGTGTCGCTATGGTTGTGTGTTGGTTTGTTATGGTTTGATCGTGCTTTAATTGTGTTGAACTCTGCTATACTTGTGATATACTTCAGTGGAATTATAATGCACTTCGGTTACAGGTAGGCTATGTCATTACAAGCAGCCCTCGATCAGCTACCCCCACTGGATATGGATTCATCTTACCGAGGTGACTGTCCTATTTGTGGTGGTAGAAATACATTCACTGTTTCAAGAAACATAGGAGGTGTACTATACAACTGCTATAAGAATACTTGTAAGCTATCAGGTAAGTCAGACAGACCCATTACTATTGCTGACCTAAGCAACATGAAAGAAAGTAAGGCGCATAAGAACGCAGCCTTTAACGAGCCTACCCATTGGGTAAGGTCACATCCCGCAATGAATGAGTGGATGTTACAGTATGACTTGAACGCTAGACACATAGACACTAGGTATGATGTCAAGGAAGATCGCGTTGTATTCCTAGTTAAGAAGGATAGAAAAATTGTCGATGCTACTGGTCGTGTTGTTGGAGGAAACACTTACGCACCTAAATGGAAACGCTATGGTGAAGCGCAAGTCCCTTATGTATACGGCGAGGGTGAAGTTGCGGTGGTGGTGGAGGATTGTGTATCGGCAAGTGTTGTCGGTGAGATGGAGAATTTGGTAGGCTTCGGCCTGTTAGGTACTAACCTTCTCGCCCCGTACATTGACTACCTTAAACCTTATTCAAAGATCATTGTTGCACTAGACCCCGACGCTAAACGCAAGACACTACAGATCACTTCAACACTTAGGTCTACCTTTACAGATGTGTTTGCGCTAAACTTACAGGACGATATAAAATATAGGATGCCATCAGACATGGCTTATTTAAGGAAGTTTGCAGGATGAGTATGGAACTCGGACTAATGAAGACGCTCTTGAACAAAGAGTTTTATGACACTAACAAAGTCTTTGCACGACAAGGTGTGTTCAGATCGAAGGAAACTAAATCAATCAAGCGTGTCCTTGATGATGCTATGTTTAGATACAAAGAAGACTTAGGCACTGATGATCTAGAAGCTTTGTTCTTCACTGCTAATCCTACACTTACCTCTGCACAGAAGGATGTGTATCGTAGTATCTTTCAGAAGGTTCTTATACAGCAGCCACTATCCAAAGAGGTAGCACATGATGTGCTGACCCAGTTAAACCGTGAGGCATCTGCTGATGAGTTAGCTGACCTGTCTTTCAAGATAGCTAATGGCGAGATCACATCCTTACATCCAGTACGTGAGTTCATTGATCAACATGCAGATAACTTCACCCCTTCTCTACGAGTAGACTTTGAGCCTATAGACATTGAGTATCTACTTACACAGAATGATCTAGAGTTTAAGTGGACTATCAACATACCCACTGTTGCTCAAATGATTCCGGGTATCAATGCCGGTCAGTTGATTGTCGCTGCGGCACGACCTAACACAGGCAAGACTAGTAGTCATGCCAGTTTATGTGCCGGTCCCGGTGGCTTCATTGAGCAAGGGGCAAGGGTTATGGTGCTGGCTAATGAGGAACGTGCTACTCGTGTAGCCGGTAGGTATCTCACTGCCTGTTGTGGTATGTCACTGGATGAGATTAGAAAGAACAAGAGCCAAGCAGAAAAGCGCATTGCTCTACTTAAAGATAACCTGTTTATCTCTGACGCTACAGGTTGGGACATGGACAGGCTAGAAGGTGCAGTTAAAGCATACAAGCCTGACATCTTAATTGCAGACATGGCTGATAAGTTTTTGCCCGGAGGAGTATTCACTGCTGGGCATGAGCAGCTTAAGGCTACCTATATTCGGTTACGTATTGTAGGTAAAGAATACAACACAGCTATCTTTGCTATGTCACAGTTGTCGGCAGAGGCAGAGGGTAAGGTCAATGCTAGTATGTCAATGCTTGAAGGATCAAAAACAGGTAAGGCATCTGAAGCTGACCTCTTGATATGTATCACTAACAACCCCACGTTTGATGGGCAAGAGGAAGAGGA